CACCTTCGCAATTTCAGCGTTTGGTGACCAGATACAGCCGATTGCTGGCGAAATGGCTAATCTTCAGGATTATGCTGCTGTAGCATGGGATGCCCTGAAGCAAGGCGCTATGGATGTCGCGTCACTGGTCCGCGATGACTTTCTTTCTGCGATCAACCTAATTTCTGAGGCACTTTCTGGAACGAAGGTAACCTGGGAAGATGTATGGAATACCGCCAAGGGTGTCGCCAACAACATAATCAATTCGATTGGCTTCCTCTACGACGCGACCGTAACCACATTCACGAAGCTTCCCGGCGCTGTAGCAGAAGCGGTTATCAACGCCATGAACTCGATGATCGCAGGGATAGAGGCCGGTCTACAGAAGGCGCTGAACGGGATCAATGCTGTTTCAGCCGCGCTGAATAAGCTGGATAGCTTCGTAGGTGTCGCGCCGACGCTGCCGGAAAACCTGACTGTTGAACTTGGTCGCTTGGATAACAAGTATGCGGGCGCGGGTAAGGAGGCTGGCGATGCTTACGGCGCGGCTCTTCAGAAAGCTGCCGAAGATCATCTTGGCAAAATTGGCGAAGCGTGGCGAGAACAGGCTAACGCTCGTGCACGTCAACGGACTGCCGATGCAAAGGACCAAGACCTTATCGCGCCAAACAGGACGGCAAACACGGCTGGGTTTGGCGGTGGTTCGGGCGCATCAGCAGACGGCGATGGAGGCAAGAAAAAGAGAGGGCGCAAGGAACGCCAGAATGAGCTTCAGCGCGAGATAGAGCAGATTAAGGAGCGGACAGCTACGCTTCAGGCCGAAACCGCAGCGCAAGCTCAGATTAACCCGCTGATTGATGATTACGATTACGCGATCACCAAGGCGAGGGCCACGCAAGAGCTTTTGAATGCGGCAAAGAAGGCTGGCATTGAGATAACCCCTGCGCTGAAGGAGCAAATCAACGGACTAGCTGAAGGTTATGCTCATGCTACGGCTGAGGCTAACAAACTGGCCGAAAGTCAGGAGCAAGCGAGGGAAGCCGCTGACTTCTTCAAGAACAGTATGCTTGACGCCTTTCAGTCAATGGTTCCGACGATTGAAACTGGCAATAAGGCACTCGATAAGTTCCTGAATACGCTTATTGAAGCCGTCATTCAGGCAACCTTGCTCGGCAAGGGGCCGCTCGCTGGAATGTTCGGCGGCGGAGGATTGTTCAAAGGTGGCGGCCTGCTTGGCGGTGCCATTATCCCCGGCATTCTTCATAGCGGCGGTGTAGCTGGCTCTGATGGATACGGTCACGGTAGAGCAGTTTCACCGTCAGCCTTTTCGGGCGCAAAGCGGTATCACAAAGGTGGGATTGCCGGTCTACAACCAGGTGAAATACCTGCAATTTTGCAACGTGGCGAAGTTGTTCTGCCTCGCAATGCCAAAATGAGTGCTGGCAGTACAGAAACCATCAACGTTGTTCTTCAGGATGACAGTGGCCGAATGGCCCAGATCGCCGATCAACGGATTAAAACCGCATCAGGCGCAATTGTTCAGGTTTCGGTGCAGCAAAGCGCCAAGGCTGTTCAATCGAACTTCCCGACCATGTTGGCCGACGCTCAGGCAAGGAAAATGTAATGGCAACCATTCTCTGGCCCCGTTCGGTACTCAAGCCGAAGCGCGACCCGTTCAATATTGCCCCGCGCACACTCGCAGGCCCTTCCAGCGTGTCGGGCGTGACGCAAGTTACGGCTTCCGATGCTGGTATCTGGAAGGCGACGTTCAGCGACATCATCATTCGTCGTGGATCGCCATCTGTGCTCGCATTTCGAGCAATTGCGAACCTGCTGGAAGGCCGTCTGCGGCCTATTCTGGTTCCGCGTTGTTGCGCTTATCAGCCGTTCGATCCTGGTGGAAACGGGGCAGCCGACAAAGTTCCTCACTCAGATACAAGCCCGTTCAGTGACGGCGGGCTGTATCGCTCCCGGTCAATCGATATACGCCTGACCAGCAACATACCGCTGCGCGGGACAACGGCAAACGTGTCACTGATTACCGGCGGCCAATTGCAGCCGGGTATGGATTTCTCAATCGGAGAACGAATGTACCGTATCCGCACGGTGCAGATGACAGGCGAGAATACGGCGACAATTACGTTCCGGCCTCCGGCCCGCGAAGCCGCGCCAGCAGGTAGCGAGATGGAGTTCGACTATCCAGTTTGCCGGATGCGATTGGCTTCCGATAGCGAAATGGACCTCGACCTTGATTTGATTTCGCAGTGGTCATTCCCGACCGTCAACTTCATTGAGGACGTGTGATGTCGTTTTTCAATACGGCACAACTGGCAGAGTTCGCCAAGCATGACGTACGGTTGGATTTCCTTGTCGAGTTCCGCTTCGCGTCCGAGACGATGCGTGTCTGGAACGGCAACACGGCGCTGGAAACCGGCGGCAATCGCTATGAACCGATGTACGGCTATGGATCGATTGACGGCATTGGCATGGCTTCGACCACTGCTGCACAGAATGTCACCTTCCAGCTTTCGGGCCTACCTGATGCTACATTGAACTTCCTCGCCATGGCGCTCGACGCAAATGATGAGGTGGACCAGCGCATCGTCGTAATCTCGATCCAGCTTTTTGATGAGGAATGGCAGCCCCTTGGTGGTCCCGCACCGATCTGGTGGGGTTTCATGCAGCCGCCACGCATCAGCCGCACCGAAATGCAGGGTACAGAAGGGGCAATTCAGTCGATCAGCATGACGGCGGAAAATGCATTCTTCAATCGGTCACGACCGGCATATGGCCGCTATACCGACCGAGACCAACAGCGCCGTTCACCAGGTGATAAGATCTGCCAGTTCATCGGCTCACTGCTCTTCAAGAGCTTTAAATACCCGGATTACTGATCCTATGGACATTGCCGAGTTTGTAGCAGCCGAGGCGCAAAAGCCTTTCCGGTGGGGAGAGACTGATTGTGTTTCGACGGTGGATCGATGGATCAAAACATGCACTGGACTGTCGCCGTTGGCGTGGGTGGATCGCGAGTACTCAGACGCTGCCGGGGCGGCATCGGTCTTATCGGATCGAGGTGGGCTAGCCGTTCTGGTCAACAGAGCCATGCGCTCACAGGGGTTCGTCAAGACTGATGCGCCGACAACCGGTGATGTCGGTTTGATCTTCCATGACGAAAAGCTCTGCATGGCCGTTCATGCAGGTGGTTGCTGGTTCTCGCACGATGAACACGGCTTCATCGGTGCGCCATTGAACGCTGTCTGGAAAGCTTGGAGAATTAAATGCCAGTAGCTCTTTCCGGCATCATAGCTTCTGTGGTGGGCGCTGGCGCGCTTGGCGCTGCATTGCAGACAGGGCTTGCCCTTATCACGCTTGCCGCCGGTACGACCCTCGGAAGCTTGGCTATCGGCTTGGGTATTTCCTATCTGGCGTCCTCACTGTTTCGCCCGAAGCAGCCGAAACCGGAAGATGTTCAGCAGCAGGTACGCCAGCCAACGCCACCGCGTATTCGTCACTACGGGCGCGTGAAGACGTCTGGCGCTTGGATATTCGCAGAAACCCTGAGCGGCGGCTTTTTCAAGGTTCTGGCGTTGGGGCAGGGGCCATTCGATGGGATTGAGGAATACTGGCTAGACGATCAGAAAATTGATTTGCTGCCGGACGGATCGCCAACCCCGCCGAGCAAATGGCGCGAAGGAACGACCGGCAATCCGCTGTTGCGCATCCAATCCCGGCTGGGCGCACCAATAGAGACGGCCTATGGTGAGCTAACTTCAAGGTTCCCTCAGTGGACGGCTGCACACCGGGGCGACGGCATAGCATCCCTGCTGGCGTGCCAATACGCGGTCGGTGACGAGTATTATCTCAGCCTGTTCCCGAACGGCGTGAACACCAACTATCGCGTTGTGGCTCGCACGTCTCTGGTCAAAAATCCGGTCACTGGCGCGGTGGCGTGGAACGATAACGCTGCCGCCGTTATCCGGGATTATATGACCCACAAGGACGGCATGCGCCTTCCAGAAAGCCTCGTTTCAACGCCGCTTGCTCACGCTGGCTGGGTTGCCGCGTACAACCGCGCCGCCGAAGCAATCCCGATTGCTGCCGGTGGCACCGAACCGCGATACCGTCTCTGGGGGTCATACAGTCTCGATGAGAGGCCTGCCGATGTTCTGGGGCGAATGCTGGGCTGTAGCGATGGAAGGCTCGTTCCCACGCCGGACGGTGGCCTCACGCTTGATATCGGCGCATGGTCGGAACCGACTGTTATCCTGACGGCTGACGCAATCACCGGCTTCAGCGACGTGGGCCGTGGCCGGGACGTAATGACCACAGCCAATACCATCCGGGCAACGTTCCTCGATCCGAACCAAGACTATCAGGCATCCGACGCCGATCCTTGGGCAGACGAAGACGATGTGTCGGTACGCGGTGAGGAAGCGCGTGACGTGCAGTTCAACATGGCCCCTTCGCACAGCCAAGCGCGGAGGCTGATGAAGCTCGAATGGTATCGAGCAAATCCGAATTGGGTGGGAACGTTCAACACGAACTTGCTTGGTCTCGCTGCCTTTGGTGAACGGTTCATCCGCATTCAGTATCCGCTATTCGGCATCAACAGTGTTTTTGAAGTCCTTGATTTCAAATTCATTCTTGGCGAAGGCGGAATATTGCAGGGTGCGACCGTTCAGGTTCAATCAATGCCGCAAACTGCCTACCAGTGGGATACATCGCAGGAAGGCACAGCGCCAGTATCGGATGAGACTACTTCGGACGATGATTTGCCGGTGCCAGATGCGCCAGACGTGACCATCATTTCCGGTCCAGCGGCAAAGCTGAGTTTCCCGCCGACCGGCAACATACTGTTGAACTACATGGTTCGCTGGAGAAAGACCGCAGATACTGAATGGCGTGTGGCTGGACCTCTCGAAAATGATGCTGAGAGCTTTGAAACCCCAACGCTTTCCGCACTGACAGAATACGAGTTCCAATTGGCCGTACGGACCCAGAAAGGCCGCATCGGCGCTTACTCGGCCAGCACGATCAAAACGACGCCCTGACCAACCCGACAACTTGAGAAAATTCACACCCTGCCTTGGCGGGGCGTTTTGCCATGGAGCATTCGCATGACCGTTCGCACGATTGACGAGATTTTCCGCGATTTCGTTACCGATGGCGTTCCCGCGTCAGG